CTGGCGCTGCAGCAGCAGCGGCAGCAACCGCAGCAGCGGCAGCAACCCCGGCAATCGGTGCCGCAGGTGCAGCAGCCAGTTGATCCGATAGAGCGGGCGATCAAAGGCCGCACCCCGGCCACGCAGGCGTTCTTGCGCAAGCACCCCGATCTGATCCGTGGTGATGGCACACTCAAGAAGGCTGCCATTGACCTGCATGACAAGGCGATGGATGCGGGCTATGCCGTCGATACCGAAGCGTACTTCCAGCATATCGAGTCGTTGATGGGCGGGAACAGGCAAGCGCCTGCGCCAAGCGAGAACGGCAATGGTGCAGCACCTCAGCGCGTCTCTGGCTACTCAGCTCCAGTCACGCGCGGTCCCGCTCCCGGCGGCGACGATCTCGCTCCCGGTCAGTTCCGGCTGACGCCGAAGATGCGGCGGCTGGCGGATGAGCAAGGTGTCACCCCGTCAGAATGGGCGACGAACTACGTCAAGCTGCTGAAGGAAGGTCGGATCACCCCAATTACGTGAGGACACATGGCTGGTCCGAGATACGAGAGCGTCGAAGTCCCGTTTCAGATTATCGACGGCAAGCGGGTATTGACCGCGCGGCAGGTGACTGAACTGCCGTACCTGCAGGACTTCATCAAGCGGTTTCCGACTTGCTTTGAGCTGCATCCGACCATGGATGCTTATGTCTTCAAGGAGCCAGATGATGGAAAGAGTCCCGTCTCCGAATGAGCTGCGCGAGAGCCTGCGCGACAATTCGAGCGAGCAGCAGCGGCCCGAGGCGCGTAGCGATATTCGTCCCATGGACGATGGTCGCCAGCGCATGCGCACAGGGGATGCCGTCATCAATCCCTATGACATCGATGACATCCGGCGGGTGTATTGCCCGACCAATGGGTATGGCACCAAGGAGCAGATTGCGCGCGAGACCGACTTCCAGTGGAACACCTATGAGGTCTACGGCAAGAAGGACTTCTCGCTACTGCGCGCCTATCACGATCAGGGCTGGCGCAACGTGCCGCACAGCATGTTTCCTGACCGATTTGCGCCGCCGGGAACGGAAGGGCCGGTCATCGTCAACGACATGATTCTGATGGAAAGGCCCATGCGCTTGACAGTTGAGGCCAGAAAAGAAGACTATGAGCGCGCGACTCGCTCGATGCAGGTGCATCGCCTGAAGATGGCTGAGGCTCCTGACGGACAAGCTCCGCGAACGACTCCGGTCATTCGCACCTCGCGCGAGGCCATCGAAATCCCCAACGAATAGTTGGGGTGTGTCCGAAGCTCGGATGCCAGCAGCGGTCTAATCTCGGACAGCGGCGAAGCTCGCCAATGCCGGTAACCCTTGAAAGGGGAGCCAGCTTATGGCGAACATTGATTCTGCGTTCGGATTCCGCCCGATCAAGCGTCTCGATGGCGCGGCTTGGACGAGCAATCATACCACCCGCAAGATGCTGACCGGAGCGCCCGCGCTCAATCGCGGCGATCTGGTGCAGGCGCTGCCGTCTGGCTATGTCCAGGCGATGACCGGCGCGGTGACCGATCACTCTGCGGTCGGCGTCTTTGTCGGCTGTCACTATCTGGCGGCCTCGATGGGCTACCCGATCTGGTCGAACTACTGGCCAGGGGCCGGAGCTGTCGGCGAGGTCGATGCCTTCATCATCGATGACCCCAATGTGGTGTTCGAGGTGCAGGCGGCTGCAGGCCCGATCACCTTTGCCGACATCGGGATGACGGCCAACCCCACTGTCGTTGCTTCCACCACCGGATTCTCCAAGTGGTCGCTGGCTACGCCTGCGTCACTGGCGACCGCCGCCTTCCGCGTCGTCGGGTTGGGCGATGCCGCTCCCAGTGTCGGCAATGGCTACGACCCCACCACGCCGTTCAACATCGTTCAGGTCGCGTGGAACGATCACATCTACAAACAGTTTGTCGCCGTCTAACGCGCGCAAGTTTCGAAGGGAATAAGTCATGGCTATTGATCTTGCATCAATCAAGAACGAGCTGTTCCCCGGCCTTGCTGCGGTCGAGGGTCGCTACAAGAAGATCGAGACTAAGTGGTCGCGCATCTTCGAGAAGCGTTCATCCAAGATGGCCCTGGAGCGCAGGACGCAGATGGCGTACCTGCCGCTCGCCAGAGAGAAGGGCGAAGGCGCTTCCACCTACTTCGATGAGAGAGCAGGTGAGCGTTGGATGTACAGCGCCGAGATGAAGGAGCTGTCGCTCGGCTACGTGGTCACCAGGAAGGCCGTCGAAGACAACCAGTACAAGGCCGAGTTCAATCCGTCGAACCTGGGCCTGCAGGATGTGTTCGCGACCACCAAAGAGATCTACGCCGCCAACATCTTCAATGTCGGCAACGTGTTTGATCCCACCGTTGGCGGTGACCAGAAGGCGCTATTCGATACGGCGCATCCCATCGACACCGGCACCGTGGGCAACATGCCTGCGACCCAGGTGAGCCTGAACGAGAGCACGTTGCTCACCGCGATGACCACCATCCGCAATACCTGGGTGGACGAGCGCAACATCAAGATCGTGGCGCGAGCCGAGCTTCTGATAGTCCCAGCGGCGCTGGAACCCGTTGCTGTAAGGCTACTTCGCACGGAGCTTCGTCCTGGCACCAATGACAACGATGTCAACGCCATCAAGCATGTGGGTGGTGGTCTGCGCGATTACATGGTGAACGAGTTCCTCACTTCGAACTTCGCGTGGTTCATCAAGACCGACAAGCGCGGGCTGATCTACTACGACCGTGTTGCGTTTGAGATGGACATGTACGTGGATTTCGACACGGATAACTTGAAGGTCAAAGGCCGCGAGCGTTATGCGTTCTCGTACTTTGATTGGCGCGCGGTGTACGGGACGTATCCCACGTCGTAGCTCGTCCTGTCGGGGCTGATCGAGAGCGGCAGGTTAGGTTAAAGGGAGAAGCCCAATGCCGAGGCATATGCTTCCGCAGGTTGGAACGCCGGTATGGTTCTTTGCGGACCCGACGCGGCGTCCACAGGCTGCCATCGTTACCAAGCGCATCAGCTACAGTCAGTTCAATCTGGCTGTGCTTGCTCCGGTTGGGACGGTGAGCGGGATCATCAATGTTCTGTTCCTGGAGAACCCGGCTTTGCGGCCAGCCTCTGGTCAGTTCTGCACGCCAACCGGCATTCAGGACGACATTGACGGTGCGACCGATACGACAACGCAATCGCAGAAAGCCGCATCAGTGGCGGTGACGGCTGGTGGTACTGGCTATGTGGTTGGCGACAATCTCACCCTGCCTGCCAACACTGGTCCCGTCACGCTTCGGGTTACTACCGCTGCCGGTGGCATTATCTCTGCCGTGACGATCACCAATCCTGGTAGTGCGACGAAGCCTGGACCGGCGGGTGCGCAGACCGCGACTGGCGGCACTGGCACTGGTGCGACGTTCACCGTGACGTGGGCCGACAACTAAGAGGGCGTCGTGAATGGCAAAAGGCCCCATCGGCAACTCGCCGCGTGATCTGCACGACAGCTACGTAGGTGAAGACATCCTGTACAAGGGTGGCGAGCCTCCGAAGAAGTCGCGTCAGCCCAAATACGTCACCTCCAACACCTTCCATTCCAAGGTGACGGGTCCGACCTCGAACAAACGGGCTGATCGCCCCGGACACTTCCGCAGTGGCGGATTTGTGCGGGGCAGGACCGGCGCTGACGAAGGAGACATGAAGGCGGGATTCCCGAAAGGGCCACCAAACAAGAAGCTGCTGCAGGATGCGGATGGCATGCAGAAGGCCGTCAGCATCAAGAAGATCAGCAAGGTTTAGCGGATCCCTGCTCACCACGCGGGGTAGGAGAGGTTGAGTGAAGCTGGGAACCGTCCTCCGACACAGCGATTGCTCAGCCTCTCCGCACAATAACGAGAACGAGGGCCATGGCTGCGAGCTTTGCTCCGATCCAGGCGATGTCGGTTGTCACCGGAAGCGGCAAGACCGCGCCGGTCAATGCGATCCCCGTTGTCGTTGTCAGTAACGGCTCGGTGCCGGTCGGCCCCGGCACGGCGCAGGCCGTCATTGATGTCACCGCCACGCCAGGGTATCCGCGCGCTCCAGTGCAGCCGATCCCCGTTGTGTATGCGACCGGCACGCCGCCGGTTGAGCCCTATGACCCGCTTCCGATTGTTGTCGTGGGGACGGTGCCATGACAGCCGGAGCCAACTCTAGCGGCACCTTCGCGTGGAGCCCCGCGTTCTCCGACGTGATCTACGCGGCGTATGGGCGGTGTCAGGTGCGGCGCACTGAAATCGGTGTCGATCATCTGCATGATGCGGCGATGGCCTGCAATCTGCTGCAGGTCGAGTGGTCGAACGAGCAGGTCAATCTCTGGACTGTGGATCTGATGACGACCTCGCTGCTGGCGGGTGTTGATACCTATGATGTTGATCCTGCCACCGTGATGATCATGGCGGCCTATATCGAGACTGGGCAGGATCTGCGGAAGGACCGGATCATCACCTCGGTTGATCGCGACACCTATGCGAGCTTTCCCGACAAGACAACGCCAGGGCAGCCCTCGGT